CATGCCGCACCTTTTCTAAGGTCGCTCAAGATTTCTCTGTCGATTTCAGCTGCAACTTGTTCAGACAATAAAGCTGTAAATTCAGCTTCAGCGTCGATGTTGTGGAAATCAGCAACGTCTTGTGCCATTTCTGGAGACCATTGTGCTCTTAATTTTCTTTCAGTTACAGAAACTGTTACTGATTGAAGGTCGAAAGATACCTCACCGATTTTATCTTCAAATTCAAGATTCTTATAGATTCTATAAGTTCCTACGAATGCTTGGTTGTTTCCAGTAGTTGAACTGAAAGTAGAACCTGAATAACCATCAAGAGAATTTTGTCCTACAGTACAAGGTACTTGAAGGTCAACTTCCAAATAGATGTCACCATTTACATCACAAATGTTGTCGAACTGACCACCACCTGTCTTAGAGGCAGGGAATTCTAATGTTTGGTTAGTATTACCATACTGAACGATTCCTTTACCATATCTTTGAGTTACAACTCTGAAAAGATAAGGGTTACTAGTATTCGCAGAAGTTGTTGCGTTACCAGCAGCTCCTTTGATAGTCAAGTCAGACAAGAATGATTCATTGTCGATTGGGTTACCATCAGGGCCGATTAATTTACCAGCACCATCAGATGCGAAACCTGACATGATAAGAAGAACTTTTCTATACGCATCTGTTGCGTAAGCTGCTGGGTCCAAGTTTAATGTTGTTGAGTTCCAAGCCGCAGTTACGACAGTAGCAGTTATCGCTGAAAACTGACCTTTTGAGTAGTCAAACAAACCTGGTGGGTCTAATGCTGGTTCGTTACCTTCATAAAATCTATCATAAAGGTCTCTACCATCGTTATAGTTGTATCCCGCATTTGGAGATGCTGGACCATTTGGTGCACCGTATGGTGAATAGTGAGTACCAGTACTGTCATTTTGACCACCACCAGTTTCGTAATTTTGAATGTTAGGTACAAAATAGAACAATTTACCGATTGGTAAGTTCATTGCTTGTACTGATACGATGTCGTTAGCCAATAACTTAGAGAAAACTCTTCTGATGATTGGAAATACGACAGTTTCGAAAGCACCTGAGTCAGCAGTTGTTGATGCTTCGTTGATTAAGTGAGACGCTTGGTTCTCATAAAGTTGAGCAACGTTCTCTTTCATATGACCTTTAAGTCCCTCTAAGAAACCTAAGCCATTCCATTTGTTGATTGTGTCTTCTTTGATAACTTTAAGGTGCTTAAGACCGATGTTACCAACAAGACCTGATTCTAATAAAGCTCCCATGTTGTGAAATTTATTTTTTCTTGTTTATTTATTTTTTTTACCCTATCTTAGTAATCAAATCTTTAATTCTCATAAATTGAGGATTTTCGTAAGTTTTACTTTCGATTAGAGTAGTCGATGAACCTGATTGTACTGATTTTGTCAGTTTGTTACCAACAGATTCATTTAGTGATTTTGTATCAGTCTTAGTTAATTCTTCTTTGACTACTTTGTAAAGTCCTTTAGACTCTTTAAGTGAATCAACATCGTCGAATCTTCTAAGAATGTTTATCTTTTCTTTTTTAGTTGTTGAGTGTTCAGTGAAAAGTCTTGTTGCATATGCCAAGTTAGAGTTAAAAATAGCAACTTCGTTAAGTTTCTCTCTAAATACATTTAATGCTTTTCTGTACTCTTCATTCTTCTCTCTCAAAGAACTAACTTCTGATTCCAATGACTCGAAAGTTAAATTCCTATTAGGCGTAATTCCTTTTCTAAGTCCTCTTGATTTGTCCTTAGAACCGAAAGCGTAAGTACGTGCGGCCTCTTTAGTTTCTACTTTCTTTTTTAAAGGTTTCATTGTACCTTCCATGTTTTCACCTTTCTTGTATTCGAATTTGGCTTTACCTGTTCCCATAGTTTTAGGACCTTCTTTTTTGTCCTCGCTGAAACCACCTGATGATTTCTTATATGAGAATTTAGCTTTACCCATTCCAACACCTTTAGGCTTAACGGACAATTTACTTTCTTTTGTTTCTACTTTCTTTGACTTCTTATGGTTATAAGATTCGTCCATATGTAAATCTTCTTCGTCCATTTCTTCAGACTCTTCCATATCATCAGATTCGTCCATTTCTTCAGACTCTTCCATGTCATCAGATTCGTCCATTTCTTCAGACTCTTCGATTTCATCATCAGAATCATCGTCTTCAGTAAATTCAATTTCATAAACAACTTCTTCTTCGTCATCCATCATAGTATCTGAATCTGAATCATCAGAAACGTCAGAACTGTCTGAGAAAATAGCGTCTATTACGTCTTGAACATCTTCGTCTTCTTGTTCGTTGTATTCCATATTTTCATAATTTTCTTCTTCAGATTCACCTAAGTTTTTAACAAGATATTCTGAGTCTGTATTGTTGTCAGTTAAATGAATGTCGTCACCGTCTTTTTTTACGATGATACCATCATCTTCACCCATAGACTTAAATACTTTCAAAATAAACTCGTCGGATGCGTCACGTAAATCCATTGGATTATCAGAATCAACATTCATATCCATATCTACTTCCATCTCATCTGAGTCATCGTCAGAGAAGTTAGCATCTAAAGATATATCTGTATCATCATCATTGTCATCAGCAGTCATCGTATTGACATCTGCATCTAAATCCAACTCTTCTTGTTCAGAAAGAGATTCTTTTACTAATTGGCTGATTTCTTCCTTCATAGTAGAAGCAAGTATTCCTTTTGCATTTTCGGCGATAGCTTCTTCAACATTTCTCATTTGAATAAGTGCCTCTTCAACAAGATTCTTATTTTCTTGCATAATTATTTTTTGTTTACTCAATAAATAGTTCCTTTTTTGAAAAAAGTTCGTATTGAGAATTGATTTGTGGTAAATTATTTAATAAAGGGCATAAAAAAAGTGGTCAGTTTTGACCACTTTATATTTTTTAATCTTCGATAACTTCGTCTATCTTACTTTCAGATACTGAAGTTATTCTCCAATCGTAAGAAAAACTTTCGTATTTTTTTGTAACTTTTGCCTCAACATCTGTTACAGAATACCCTTTAACAAGTTTTTCTTCTCTGATTTTTTTAATTTTACCTGTGTTATCATCAGGTAAATCATAAGTTACTTTCGCAACAAAATACTTCTCATCCATCTTGATTATTTTGATAAATAATCGGTTAATTTTTTCATTAAATCAATAGATTGACTCATTTTTGGTTCTGAACTAAGTCTTATTTTTTTTTCTTCTTCTAAATTTTCATCATACTTATCCCTTTCATTCATATCGTCAAAAAGATATGCTCCGGGTGTTGATGGTGAAGAAACTAAGTCAAAACAAATTAATTCAAAATCATCTTGAACTTCGTTCCTATCCCCTATTTTCTTTAAAGAACCTACCCCTCTTGATGAAATTCCTAAAGTCACTCCCTGTCTTAATAGATTTGCTGCAATATCACCTTTTGTTGTAACAATACCACTTTCATGAAAACCTGGTGAAGTCAACAATTTTATTTTTCCCATCAAAATATTTTTATCCCACCATATATCAGTTATAGCGTGAGACACTCTATCTAAATCAATTAAAGAAGATTCTGGATGATTTAACTCCGAAGTTGCTAAACCTTTTTCAATTAAAACTTTATATTTTTCCGATTCTCTTTTTAAAATTTTTTCAGAATAAGTTCTACCATTCCTATTTGGAGTATCGTATTTTTGTAATACAGCATAGAATTCGAAAGGGTTTTTATAATCAAATTGTTTACCTTCTTTTATAAATTTTAAATTTTCACCTGCAACAGGAGAAACAAATCCCGCATCCATTTCTATCAAAATTCCGTGACCGACTTCATGAGCCTCAAGGATTCTTAATTTTTTTTCCATCAACTATTTTTAAAATAAATATTTCAAATAACCAATAGTTTATGTTTTTTACTTTTTAGTTAAGGAAAAATCGAAATAGTTATTATTTGATATGTTGGTTCTTTGGATATTTCTGACAATTTTCTTGATAGAATCTTTTAATTCTATCGATTTGAAATCCAATTGTTTGTCTAAAAAAAGATTAATTTCTAAATTAAAAAAGGACTTTTTCCCTTGACATATCCCGCTAGTTCTTAGGTCCAAATCAACAATAGTATTTTTTATAAAAACCGATGTGTCTATAGAGTCAAATACTGTATGTTTCAATTCCCTACTCAAATTACAAACAACCCTATTCCAATTCTCCAACTCTGTTTTGGGTGAAACCCATGATTGTATGTTTATGTATAATGACTTTAAATTTTTAGAATCTACAGTACCGTACATAGATTTAAATGATGTTGATACATTCATCTTCACACTTTTCCCTTTTTTCATTCAGTTTTCATATTACTTAGTTTATTTTTTATAAACATAAGATATTATAACTTGTTAGTCAAAGTTTTGGATAAATCGCGATATTTGTAATATATGTTAATTATTGAAATAAAAGGAAACGATAGTATTGAAAGAGCGTTAAAATTGCTTAAGTCAAAAGTTATTAAGACTAAACAACAACAAAAGTTGTTTGATAAAAAAGAATACGTAAAGAAATCTGTAGTAAAAAGAAAACAGACTTTAAAAGCAATTTACACTCAAAAGATTAAAAATTATTAAAGAGATTCGTGTAGTTTCTTTAACTTCAAGAAGTTAAGTTGACTGAAAGAATCCTCTTCAATTTTTTTAATTGTCTCTTCAATTTTGGTTCTTGTATCGTCATCATCTTGAGATTCTGCCAATGGGACCAATTTTGCCAAAGCCATTTCTTTGAGGGATACAAACTTGTTTTCCAAAATAGAACTATCTTCTTTAATAATTTCGAAAAACTCTTTTTTTGACTCCTCGTCTAACCCATCGATATAGCTGTTGATTGTTTGATTGGCAATCTTAACCATACTACTTATTGGAAGATTTATATGATTTTCGGTAACTTTTGACTTTCCTTGTAAATTTTTAATTAATTGTTTTTTTAAATCAACCCTTTCGGATATATTGGTAACGTGATTAAAATAAACTAAATCATCAATTAATTTATATTTGTTTTGAACTTTTGATTCTTCAATAACTCTAGGTAACTTAATTTTTTCAAGCAACTTTTGAATTACTGAAATACCTTCCGATAAATAATCTTTAGCATCATCTACGGATAGTCCTTGTGGTTTAGAAAGTTCATCATATAGAGCATAAACTTTGGAAATGTCTTTATTATTCAAAACGTTTTGCCTGAACTCACTCATTGCTCTTTTAAAAGATTTCTCATCTTTGTAAGATTCTAGTAGGTTCTCTTCTATTATGGACTTTATTAAACCGAATGTCATATAAATTTTTATTTGTTTTCAATATAAATATTACAGATTTAATAACTTATCAAGTTGTTTGTCAATTTCTCCCAAAGAATCTCTACCTTGACTTAAATTTATAAAACTTGCTCCCTCTAATACGTTATTTTCAACCAAAATATTTAATCTTTCGAGTCTAGATTCTGGTGTTACTGCTGCCTCACCTTCTCCGCCAGGAGGTGGTGGAGGTGGTGGAGGTGCTCCGCCTCCTTCAGAACCCATATCTGGAGAAGATAATGGTCCCAAATCACCACCTAAATCAGGTTGTGCTTCACTAGAAGTTGTTGCGGTTCCTCCACTAGAATTTCCATAAAGTTTATCGATATTATCGAATAATCCTGTTTTACTAATTATTGTTGGAGTTTGTTTCAATTCTTCACCGATAGCTCTTTCCAATCTTTGTTGTAATAAATCAGTCCTAATTTCATCATCAGAAAAATTGAATATATGTTTCTTTGCCCATGTTGCTGAGGTTGCGGAAATACCATTACCTGGGTCCATAACCAAATCTTTATAAAGCAAAACTTTTTCTTTCCAAACATCAATTTTAAGTAAATCGGCTTGAGTTGATGGGTTGGTTAGACCAATTGTAAAGTTATCTATCTCATCCTCAAATCCTAATAAAAATAGATGTATGATTGCAATTTTATTAAGTTCTTGAATCATACACTTTTGAATCCTGTTGATAGTTCTTGCAAAACGAATATCTTGTAATGAAAGATTTTTACCATCACCAACAACTTCTTCAAAACCCAAAAATGCTTTTGGCACTCTAAGGGCGGTTAATAATTTTTTCTGTATATATTCGATATCGGCAATCTCAGATAAGTTCGTTGCTCCCGGTAAAGTCTCAATTGGAGACGGGGTTGCCGGGTCTCTAACAGGTATAAAATAGTCTTGGTCAACCGCCATTTGGTTGAATCTCATATCAACATTACCTGTTTTAGAATCAACAACTTGTTGTCTTTTAAACTTATCAGCAACACGGTTAACATACGCTTCAACATCCTCATCGTTCATGTTACCAACAAAAACTTTGAAAACCCTTCTTTCAGGTGCTCTTGAAGTTCTATAAATCATCATAGCGTCTTCAGACAATAAAAGTTGTTTCCAAGTTCTCCTTGCTTTTTCTAACATGGAAGTTCCATATGGTAATTTTCTATCGTCTCCGAGTAATCTAAAGTGTGAAATTTCCCAAGTTTGAAAAACCATTTGTTTTGTTTTCCACTCAAAAGTTAATTGTCTTTTTGCCTCAGTTTTACCTGGAACTACAGGAGTTTTATCCATCATTCCAACTTCACGTCTTTCTATTTCAATATTTGGTAATTGCTGACAACCAACAATTCCCTTTTCAGGGTCAAGTTTTAAATAGACAAAATTGTCTCCGTATTTACACGTATTTCTTGTCCACATTGGAAGATTTGTATTTATATCCAATGTATTATTAAACAAATCAGCCAATACCGCTTTAATTCTTTTCGACTCAGAATAAATCTGAAGCATGAATCCATCTTCATTTACTGTTGTGGATTCTTCGGCATATATGTCCAAAGCCGCCGAGATTTCAGGAGTATATTCCATCGATTCGTAATCATAAGTTGCAGATAGTCTTGATGGTTCATAGTAAATTGCTTGAGAATAAAGGTTATTCTCAATCTTCGCCCATTGATTTGCAATATAAAAAGTTTGTTGTGCTTGTAGTTTTTCTCTTTCGTATGTTGCCCTATCTTGAGTTCTTAATAACTCTTTCTTATCAAATTTGAAAGTAGGATAATCTTGTCCTAATAATGAATTGGGTCCAAATGCTTGACCTAGTCGTTGCCAAACTGTTAAATTATTATCTGCCATTTTTTAATTTTACTTTTTTCCTTGATAATATAAATAGTTATGTCTAATAGAACAACCATTTATATTTTTCATAATCACTTCTACTTGGCCCTTGGTTTGGAAAATACTGTGATTTATCATTTGTTTGAGGTATCATAGGATTAAAAAATTGTGATGAGTTTTTATTTTCATTGACAGATACCGCCCAAGAATCAATCATCGCTTTAGTTTGATTCAAATTTTTAGTTAGTTGTTGGAAGGATTTTTCTGCAACATATGTCGCCATAGAGATTCCCATAATACAATCATCGTGGTGACCTTTTTGGTGGTCAGGTCTTCCATTAATGTAGATGAAGGTATTCATTTCATTATATAATCTGTGAGACCTGATTTTAAATCCATGTCTAACAGCCTCTTCAAATGATGCAATTATTTGAACTCTTTTGGAATTAAAATTAATTCCTGGTATTTTTTCATTTATTTTTGGGTCCCATTTCCATTTATTTGTGGCATCAACATTATCAACATATAATCCTTTATAATTTAACTCTTGTAATTTTCTTCCAGTTGCAAC